GGTGTAATCCGTGGAGGTAATTACAAATGGATTACTGATGTCATGAAGGACCTTTCACCGAAGCCATATTACACTGTTGCATTATGTGAAAATGTAAATAGCAGATACAAGAGTGATATGGTTTCGTTGTATTATGATAATGACGTAGAAGATTTACACTTCTGGTGGGAGAGACCAAATAATCATTGGAAATGAACCATATAGCAGAATATGATAATATAATTCAACAAGAACATCAAGATGCCATAGAAAAATCTATAGGTGGAAAAAAATTTCCGTGGAATTATAAAATAGGCGCTACTCACAGCGATGGAGTAGATAACATATATGGATTTGTTAAAGTTCTGTATTTTAAATTTAATTCTGACATACCAGATCAAAAATATATAAATTTACTTTCTCCACTACTGAGATCTGCTATAGCAAAGTATGATTCCACAGCAAATTTAAAAGATGTTTTCCGAATAAGAGCTGGGTTGTTTACAAAAAATCAAAATGATGGTAGAGATCATTTGCCCCATATAGATTTTACTTTAAAGCACCATACGATGATTTATTATGTAAATGACAGCGATGGTCCAACTTCATTATTTGATGATAATAAAAAATTAATATATACTTGCCATCCAAAAAAGGGCAGATGTTTAATATTTCCAGGAGAAACATATCATTCATCTGCCGAACCAAAACTATACCCACATAGAATTGCAATTACGTTCAATTTCCTCTTATAACTATTATAGGGATAGCAACCCCGAAAAAAGTTCTAAACAAACTTTCTAAAGGAGACTATCATGGGATTATTTCCAGTTGATAAAAGTAATCAGTTTATTGAAGAGGGTATGACCCTAATCACCGAAACCGACAGCGAGAGGTATCTAAAAGCGGCAGGAAAGGCATCGTCTAAGAAAAAGAAGGACGAACTATATGCAATCCCAGAAGACCGCATGGAGCGTCCCTGTGGAGGTGCAGGTGGTTTTGATGATTTTGTAGAGCGTTGGCACTAGTGAATAAATAATAGCAGCCTATTGTTGTGTCTAAATGCCAACCTTTCAGACGTTCAAAGATTTGAGCGTTACTTTTAAGAAGCATCCAGTCACCGATGATCTAGTCACGGTGAAAGACAAGGCAGCTATCGTTCAATCGATTACTGCCTTGCTTCTTACTAGAAAGGGAGAAAGACCATTTCAACCCCAACTTGGTTGTGGAATTCAAAATGCATTATTTGAACCACTTGACTATGCAACTGCTGGTCTAATTCGTTCAGAAATTGCTGAAGTTTTAAGCAAATATGAACCACGAATTCTAATTGAGAATATTATTGTTAGACCAGATGATATGAATAATGGTTATGAAGTAGAATTATTCTACAGAATTGTTGGCAGAGATGACGTACCAGTAGCAGTAGAATTCTTCCTAGAGCGTACTCGATAATGCCATATACACAAGTTGCTAATCTAGACTTTGAAGATATCAAAGCAGCTCTGAAAGATTATCTCAGAGCTCAATCCGATTTTACGGATTATGACTTTGATGGATCGGTATTATCGACAATTATAGACACTCTTGCCTATAATACGTATTACACAGCATTTAACACCAATATGGTGATAAATGAGTTGTTTATTGATTCTGCTACCCTCAGAGACAACGTTGTAGCAATCGCAAAGCAACTCGGATATAGACCAAAATCTATAACTTCACCTACTGCTTACGTATCATTTACAGTAACTTATACAAATCCAACAAATGATACAGAACTTTTATTGAAAAAAGGAACTGGATTTATTGCATCATTTGACAATACGATCTATCAGTATGTTGTGTTGGATGATGTGAAAGCTCAGGTTTCAAACCAAACCGCAATTTTTGAGAACGTTGCAGTTAGAGAAGGAACTCAAATTGTTAATACATTCACGGTAAATACTGCTCTAACTACGCAAAGATTTATTTTAGATAACACAAATATCGATACCAATACTATTAGAGTTAAGGTTTTCCCAACTGGTGGATCATTTAGTGAACCTTATCTTGTAGCGAACAATATTATTGGTATTGATGGAAACTCAAAAATCTTCTTTATTGATGAAATTGAGGATCAGAGATATGAATTATTATTTGGTGATGGAGTTCTTGGTAAAAAACTAGAAAATGGATCAAGAGTAGAAGTTTCTTATCTAAGAACTGCTGGACCCGAATCAAATGGCGTCAAAACTTTTGTTTTTAGTGGTGTATTAGAAAATCCAGATGGAGTTTCTCCAAATGCATTTGATGTAACTATCAATTCAACAGTTGGCGCATCTGGTGGTGAAGAATTAGAGTCTACTAGCAAAATTCGTTATAATGCACCCAAAGCATATGGCACACAGGACCGCGCTGTAACCGCCCAGGACTACGCTGCAATCGTTCGTAGGGTATATCCCTCCACAAGTGATATAATCGTCTTTGGAGGCGAAGATCAAGACCCCCCACAATACGGTAAGGTGTTTATTGTATTAAAGCCAACTGATGCTGCTTATCTAACATCTTTAACAAAAAATCAAATTAGAAATGAGATTAAAAAATATGTTGTTGCATCGGTAGAACCAGTTATTGTCGATCCCTCAATTCTTTATGTTGAAATCGATAGCAAGATCTTCTACGATGGAATATCTACAGATCAAACACCATCTCAGATCAGAGATAAAGTTATTGGTTCAGTTCAGAATTACTTAACTAATTCAGATACAGAACAGTTCAACGGTAAGTTTAGATACAGTAAAATTGTTGGTGTTATTGATGATGCTGATCGTAGTATCAATTCCAATTTAACTAACGTTACGATGAGGAAAGATTTTTATCCTCAACTCAATTCAACTTTCTATTATGAGATTTGTTATCAAAATGCTTTTGATAAAGACTGTGAAGGTCCAACTCTTTCCACAACAGGGTTTAGGGTAACTGAATATCCTAATTTTGATGTATATCTAGAAGATAGGGATGGTAAAATTGTCCTATATAGACTAGATGCTTTAACTGGCGAAAAAGTTGTTCTTGACAGGGAAGTTGGGGACATTAATTATGAAAAGGGTGAACTAATGATGTATAATTTGACTATCATTAAAGGTAGCTTCTTTGATAATCGTATATCTGTTAGAGTAAAACCACTATCTAATGATATCAAGGCACTCCGCGAGGTTTATCTTGATGTTGACGTAGCAAATTCAAGTTTCATCGCATATAAAGAGTAATTAAATGGCTGCTAAGACCAAAAGAATTTCTACTCTTATTGAGTCTCAACTCCCAGAGTTTATTTCTACCGAATACGAACTTTTTGGTAAGTTCGTACAGAAGTATTATGAAGCTCAGGAAGTTCAGGGTGGACCGTTGGATATTATCAGTAATATCCAAAAATATACAGACATAGACTTCTATGAGAAAAATCTTTTAAAGCAGTATGATGAACTTTCTGTAGGAATTTCGGA